TCGTCATCTGGTATGGCGGCAAACTCAGCAAGAGGTTCAGACCCATCAATGTTTGGTGGTTGTCCGTTTTCGAACCAAGTCAGAACATTGATCTGGTACTGCGTGACCCAGTCGCGATTGCCCTGAGACTCTTCGCGTGGTCCCGCTGCCATACCTCTGTTGTTTGATTCAATAGCAGCATCGAACAGACCAGCATATGCACCGTCTTGTTCTTCTTGCGTAAAAATATTTTTGCGGAATTTGAATGCAATTCGATCTTCGTTCAGTCCTTCATCTTCAACGCCAGTAGAGGGCATGTAGAAGTCTGCGTCTTGGTCAACGACAATGTCAAAGTGACTTTCTTCTGGATATTGACCTTTGAGTGCTTCGGAGTCTTCGATGAACAAGGCGACATATACATCTTGCCCCTGATCACCAATGCTCTTTTGCCAAGAGCGACCACCTATTGTTAGTGTTTCCATATTATTTCCTCAAGTAGAATACTATTTTAACCGAAAGGGATTGAGATGTCAATTACAAATCCCACATCGTCAGTCTGCCTTCGTACAGACCCCATCTCTGGTGCTTTGTCTCGAGGATGTTTCCGTTGAAGTACAGAATCTTGATTCCTGCTTCTCTCATCTCATTATATAGTGTTGACAGGTCGTTGTATTTCTCGCGCTTGGGTGTATATGCCTTCTTTCTACTCACAATCATCCCCAGTGGTTAATTGTATTTGCCATAATGAACAAGCAGGTTATGAAATTGACGACGACGATAATAGTCCGTATTATAGCAACCCTGTCAGCGTCACGATCATTATTACCCGTCTTTTCACCGACTGCTTTCGCCCACAAGTTCCATGCGTGTTTCATAGTCTACTTCTTTATCTGAGAGAAATTCTTATTCTTGACAAACTCTATCTTTGCTTCAAACTTGCCATCGAGTATCTCTCCTTTGTGCGAGATAATAAACACGTTCGTGTCATTACCGAGAGTATGAATGATCTTCATAAGGTTGTCGATACCTGCTTCATCCAAAGATGAGTCAAAGGTTTCGTCCAGTATCAATAAGTTGGTACTGATGCTGTTCTTCATCTTGGCAATCTGCCTCCACGTGAACAACAATGCCAAATCGATACGCTGCTTCTCTCCCTCGGAGAATGATGCGTATGAGAATGAATCCCTATGACGGGAACGGATAGTTTCTTCGAACTTTTCATCAAGGTCAAAGTGGACATAGAAGTCGAGAATAGCGAGGTACTGATTCACCAACTTATTGATGACTGGCAGGTACTGCTTGATCACTTTGGTTTTGATTCCGCTGTCTTTCAGCATCTCAAAGATAACAGTGTTGTATGCTGCTTGGTCATTCATGGTGTTACGTTGATCCATCAACCTATACTGCTCTTTTTGCAGAATGTCAAACTCATCATTTGCTGATGCGAGGTCAGATTGACCGTTGCTGAGGGATTCGATATCAGCGCGAGTTTTCTCTATGTTCTTATTGTGTGTCGCGATAGTCTGAAGATTGCCTTGTACATTCGTTAACAGAGATTGAACCTCCTTCATCTTCAACTCGTACTCTATAATAGTACCAGTCACCTCATCACGGGACTTTGCAACCTCTGCACCAGCAGACTGTAACTCTGCTGCTTGCTCTTTTGCTTCTTTCAGTTTACTTTCCTTCAGGAAAACATCGATGTCTTGGTCGCAGGTCTCACAGTGATCATTCACCTCATAGAATTTAGCAGTCTTGACCAGTGCTTTGATCTTTGTATTGAACTCTGACTCGAAACCATTAAGTCGGGCGAGTTGCTTGCGGTGCTCTTCCAATAGTGGAGTTATCTCCAGACTAATATCATTCGCCTTGCTTTGGTTTTCTGTATTGACCCCAACCAGTTTCTCTATTTCCTTGGTGGTATCTGCGATGTCGTTGTCCTTCTGCTTTTTAGCATCATGATTTAACTTGGAAATATCGCGGATGTATTTCTTCTGCGCGTCTGTCTTTGTTTCATTGATCGCTATTGCATGATAGACATTATTGACACGTTCTTTCAGAGTGGCGTTACGTTCTCTCAACAGCATGTTCATCTTCGAGAACACACCAATATCCAGTAGGTCTTCAATCACATCACGACGATTCAGAGCAGACAACTGCATAAATGGTACGAAAGAAGAAGAACCGAGCACAACCACTTGATGGAAGGTCTTGTGGTTCAACTTTAGAATATTAGATTCTAGAACTTTCTGGTATTCTTTGTTGTGAGAGTTTTGGTTGATCATCGTACCGTCAACATAGATCTCGAACTTGACGGGTTTTATGCCACGCACAACCTTGTACTTCTTTGCACCGATGTTGAATTCAACCTCTACCTGCATTGCTTTGTTGTTGATTGAATTGACCAACTGTGCTTTACTTATACTTCGGTGGGACTTACCAAATAAAGCATAAGATATGGCATCAAGCATAGTGGACTTACCAGAACCATTCTGTCCAACTACTAGGGTATGTTCACTTTTATTGAGGGATATCTCTGTCCAATTATCCCCAGTAGAAAGGAAATTTTTATAACGAATCGTTTCAAATATTATCAAGTGTTTTACACCACTTCCTGTATTTGTGCTTCTGACATAAGGTCTAACACTTCAGACTTAATTCTTTCTTTGTCGAGGACAGTCTCTACATTATCAACATAAGCACCGAGCAAAGAAGAGGTGTCTTCTACTTCAAGTCCTTCGTCAGAGACGTTCTCTCCAGTAAACTCAGAGAAGTCCTCTTGTATCTTGAGGTCATATACATCACGTTGCATAATGCGATCAATGAAGCGATCGAACGTGAATGTGTCTGACTTCTTGATGACAACAACCTTTACAAACTGTTTATCAAAACGCGAAGTGTCAAACTCGCCATAGTCATTCTTAGTATCGTCATAATAAACCCGTTGGAACAACGTCAGTGGGTTTCGTACAGGGAGTAGTTCTCTTGTTTCTGTGTCAAGGACGTGAAAGAATTTTTCATCGTGTGCGTCATTCCAGAAGAACTCCATCTGAGAACCAAGGTAGTGGATGTTGCCTTGGTTAGACTTCACATGGTAGTGTCCAGACAACACCAGTTCGAATCTGTGGAGGTTATCGGCAGACATACCATGAGTACAGGGCACACCACGCAGCATGTCAAACCCGTTTAGTTCGAAGTGGCCACCAATCACATCTGCTTTACAGTTGACTAGGAAGTCTAAGCACTCTTTTTCGTTGTCAGGGCAGATCCAAGGAACAAGTCCAACTTTCATGCCATCATAGTCGAGGACAGAACAGTCCTGTACAATGTTGACCTCATTCATATAGTGCCCAAGCAACTCCTTCAGGGAGTTGAGGTTGTTTGTGTTCTTATAATAGGTATCGTGGTTTCCTGGAATTATATCCATGTTTATACCATCAGAACGCAAACGCTCAAGAAACACTTTACGATTGCTGTTGAGTGCCTTGAAGTTTATGAATCGGCGATTCTCATAATAATCCCCGAGATGCAATACGTTTGTGATGTTGTGTTCATTCAGGTATGGGAAGAAAACCTCGTTATAAAAACGTTCCTGAGACTCGATAAATATATCGCTGCTATTACGAATACCACAGTGGGTATCGTTAAGGATTGCGATCTTCATATCTATCCCTCTAAGAAACTAGAAAGGTCAGAGTCTACACGCACTGTGCGCTTTATTGCAGTCTTCTTCTTATATTCCTTTATCTTAGTGTCTTTATTTTTAACCTCATCAATTCGAAGACGAAGGTTGTCGACAAACGATTGTACTGCCTTGGCAACCTGCGGGTCTTCACCAGGATCTACCACGAACTCGTCCAATCCAGACTCAGCAATATAGTTCATCTTGACATCTTGTTGGCGTTGTTCTTTTTTAATTCGACGTAAGAACGCATACCAAGATATCTGGGTGAAATACCCAAATGCATTTGGTTTGCCCTTGCGGGTTGCTGCTTCTATGTCATAGTTCTTACATGCACGAAGGCAGTTCTCAACCGCATCCATTACCATCTCTTCTCGATAGGTGTATCGCACAAAGTTAGACTTATGTGAGAGACCTTCTGCTATCTTAAGAAAACAGGTAGCAACATAGGTGGGCATTTGCGGTGCTTCCTCGCCTGTGCCCTCAGAGTCACGAACAGACTTAACATGGTCTACGACTGCTTGACTGAATTGTGCATTGTTCACATAATGTGGGCGTTCGCTAGGTTTCATACTTGTATTCCATTATTCATACGGTAGAACTCTATTCTACATCAAGTAGTGTGTAATGTCAATCTTCGGTCAATAATTTAGGTGGGGTGGGAGGAAAGGTGAGGACATTCCCATTTGGTGTATTGTGTGGTACTGCCTCTTCAGGAACTTCATCAAGTAGCATCTCTTGTATAGTATCACAGGAACTTGTATATTGCTCAATAACCTTCTTGCTCGGTTTGTTGATGCACACAATAGCGGTTGGGTTGATAGAAACAACAACGTCAAGTGCTGATGGATAAGAAATAAAAGGTCGCAGGATGTAATAAGACTTGTTCAACTGCAACTCGTCATCTTCGTACTCAACAGCAACCATTTCTAGTGCGTGACTGACAACGAATGAATCTTCTGTATCAACTTCGATAGACTGGGCAAGTATCTCTTGTCCTGTCATCAATTTTATCTGTAGTATTTTGTCTTCTTCCAAATTTATTTTACTCATAACACCACCTTGTGTATTTCGAATTTAAACTTTTCCGTATTATACATTTTAACTCTCTCTTCCGAATGCTTTAGGGTGAAATTCTTCTTGGACTCAACTGACAAATCATCAGCAAGGTCGAACAATTTCGTATCCTGTCCATTTTCTGCTTTGCGTAAACCTCTTCCTATTGCCTGCAACACTTTGACCTGCGACTTTGATGGGGAGGCAAATACAATATTGTGCAGATTCTTGATGTTAATTCCCGTGCTAAATGTTCCCATTGAGGCAACAATGATGGCACCTTCACTACGCTCAACAATTCCACGAATTGCTTCTCTGTCAGAAACATCCGTGCCACCATGAACATAGAACACCTGATCATTTTTCTCCTTAATCATTTTATGCAACACTTCACCGTGTTTCTCGACGAACTGGTACAGTACAAGAGTGTTTCCGGTTTGTGTTAAAGCAATGTTGCGTATCAATCTGTTCCTTGGTTCATACCCCACAAGGAAATCTACTTCTTCCTGATATGTCCGATCCTTGTTAAATTTACGCAGCTGCAAAGGATAGTCAAGCATCAGCATGTCTATCTTCAATCGAGCGAGTGTTCCGTTGTCCTGTAGGTCTCTGGTGAACGTCACTCGCTTTGTTGGACCAAAGAGTCCCTCGAGTACCAACTTGTTACACTGGGTTCCATCCAGCGTGCCCGTGGTCCCGAAACGATACTCTGCTTCGCTGCACTTATTCATCATTGTTGCCAAAGATTTTGCCTTAAATAAATGACACTCGTCTCCAAACACACAACCAAAGGCATTAAACCAATCTGGACCAAGGCGATACACTGACTGCCAAGTTGTGACAATGACCCTCTTAGTGGTCTTCTTGTCCTTGCCTGAGTAAATTTTATGTACATCGGTATCTACATCCATGCCATAGTCAGAGAAGTCTTTGTACATCTGCTCCACGAGGGAGGTCGTTGGAACAACGACAAGGACTGCTTTGTCATGTCCATCAAGATACCAACGCATAAGATTATATATAATAAACGACTTACCAGAACCAGTTGGGGATAACAGGATGCAACGCTTATTCGATATGCCATGCGTGATTGCTTCGTACTGATAGTCTCTAGGAGGAAAGGGCATGCCCCACAATGCTTGTGATGCAACCAGTTGTTGGTGGTTTACCTTGTTTCTTGCGGTTGGTAGACCATAGTCGCTATGCTCCATCTGTAAGTGGTAGTGTCTGTCAGCAGCAAACTTACAGAGTTTGACATACAATCCGACATTAAGTTCACTGGTAATGGCATTAAACAATCTAATCTTTCCGTCCCATTGCTTGCGCTTGAAACTCGGCATGAACTTATGTCCAGGAACAAAGAATGAGAAATACTCGGACAACTCCGCTCGTACTCCAGCATCGCACTTCACAACCATCATAGAGTGATTCAGCAATTGGACTGTTAAATTGTTCATAACTACATTGCCTTATTGGATATGTAGTATTTATACTCCCGCTTCGAACTGCTTCCAGCGGATAGAGTTACCGATAGTTTGGTGTCTCCACTTCAACGTGTCCATAATCTCCTTGAGTGCTTCGACCATCGTCTTGTAGTACACAATGGTTGCTTCGCTTTTTTGTATCTCAGGGTCACTGTCATAATAGTATGAAAGGTCACCCTTCATTATCTTTAGACCATTGAATGGGTCGTGTACCCAACCAAGATCAACAATCTCGTCCTGGGACAATTTTCCGTTGTACCACAAGAATTTGTTCTTGAGAAGAATTTGTTGTTTATCTTCTGCACGTTTCATCATAAGTTTTGCTTGTATATAATAACCAAGATACTTGCCGTGTAACTGAGGAGTCTCGCGTGATGCAGAATCAAGGTTATGTCCAATCTCACAATCAGTTACCCACTGGGCAAGAATACCATCTAAATCCATATACTATTCAACTATCTCAAAATAAGAAAATCTAAAACTTGCGGGGAATGTAACATACTCAACTGACTGGTTCTGTGCCTCAAACCGTATTTCTCCGATCGAAACAGGTAGTGCGTCAACATATTTAAACTTTACACTTTTATTGTTATGACTGGTGAGGGCCACAAGAGTGATGTCAGAATAAGTCGGTTGGGTGGAACGTCCGCCTCCAAAGTCGTCGCGACGAGTTATCATTTCACTATTAACACTACGCAACAACCAGTTGTACATCTCTTTATACGAGTTCATGTCTTCGTCGAGCAACACATCCATAGTCAACTCGCTATACTCCATCTGTCCTCCTGGCATTGGTATACCCTGGAGTCTCTTAACAGCTGTCTCTATAGCGGGACAGTTTGCCCCTGGATGTGAGATTCCCTGCACAAAAAATTCTAAGTTTGCGAAGTTCTGACGATCAATAATAACCTTAAATCCTGTTGGTTGGAATAAATTGGTGTTGTTGCTTATACTACTTGTCATTGTTCTTTCCTCGATTAACTCTCTCTATTATATCTATTTAGACTTAAATGTCAACAACGTTTTTAGACGAAAAAATATAGCGGAAAATTTGGAAGCGATTTTACTTTACGTGTTGTTGAAGGTTTTGAGGGCATAAAAAAACCCGCTCCGAAGAGCGGGTCATAAACCTTGTTATTCTTATTTTAGGTTTTTGTCCCAAGGTAGGGAAGGTTAGGACGCCGCGTTCGACGTCCAGGTCTTTCTACCGTACTATAGGATATTATGTAGAAACCATCAGAGCGTCAACTCGGAAGATCCTATAGTACTGGTTGGTCTTAGCAGTTGCTGCGCCCACGCCAGCAGTGCCTGTACCAGCAAACGGGTTAGCTGCCATACCATAACGAGTCTTGAACCCGATACGTGGTTGGAAGTCATTCTCGCCAACGGCACGAACCATTTGCAGAGGAACGTATGGGCAGTAGAAGATACCTGCATCATAAGCGTTTGTTCCTTTGTACCCGACAGTAACATAGTCGACAGTAGCATATGGATCGATGTATACACGAATACGACCGTTAATAACACCAGCAAAGGTGTTACCAGTATCGTCTACTTGCAGGTTAGCAGAGATTGCGGGAGCGTAGTCCAGCACGCCAGCAGCAACAAGAGCAGTAGCAACGTCAGAAGAGACGATAGCAACATTTCCTTTACCACGACGAGTTTCTTTCGCGATTGCATTACATTCGCGGTCAAGTTGTACCATCAGACCTTTGAACTTCTCAGCAGACCAACGCCCGTCAGCATCAGTGTCGAGATTGAATACACCGTTAAGTGCGGTGTTAGCAGTGCTAGCACCAGTCTTTGCTTGACTGTTTACAGTACGGATAACTTCACGGTTGATTTCGGCAAGGATTTCAACAGACAAGATGTTAGCAAGTTCTGTTTCAGCGTCAAGACCGTGAATTGCTTTCAGGTCTTGTGCTAGTTCAATGGTGTACTCTGCTTTCAGGGCACGTGACTTTGCTTCAACTGTTGCTTTCTCAATGGTGAAACCCATTTCAGAGAATGCATTACCAGTGTTGCCGAGTGCTTCAGCAGTTGCAGTGGTCATACCACCACCAACAGTTGGACCAGCTCGCTCGTCATCGATACTGGTGTTTACGGTGCCAGTGTCGTCGAGACCGTCAAGACCAGAACCGTCAGCAGTTTGTGTGACAGCAGTGTCGCCAGAGTATGGAGTCACTGCTTCGCCGAACAATGCTTCATCAGTGGCAGTTGCGCCGCCAGCAGTAGTCTTATACTTAGACTTCATTGCAAAGATCAGACCAGTTGGTCCAGTCATTGGTTGAACACCACAGATGTCATATGCCATAAGGTTAGGCATAGCGCGACGAACGAGAGAGATCAATACTGGATCCCACTTAGCAGCAGATGTTGTGACGTTAGCAGCAACTTCAGTCATAAACTGAGACTGTCCACTTTCAGCAATCATAGCGCGTTCTTGGTTCTCAAGAATACAAGCAGTTACATTGCGGCGGTGGCGGTCAGTAATGGCTACAGCTGACTCTTCGTTTAATACTGGTGCCCATTTGGCGACCAGATTTTCGTAGTTAATTTCCATTTTTTAAAACTCCTAGAGTGGTAATTATTATACTTGGTTTACTTTACGGATTGCGTTTAAATATTTCGACATTTGACCAGAAACTTCTTCGGTCACATCATCGCCAGGAACAGAATCTTCGATAACATCTTCTTCTACCACAACACTTTGGGCAAAGAAAGATTCTTTGACAGTGGCAACTTTATATGCGAAAGTTTCAGCATCTTCAAAGTCTACACTTTCAACTAATTTTTCAAACTTTTCTGCTTGAGTTTCAGCAAGGTCGCTTACTGCTTCAGAAACGATAGCGTCTCTTTGCAGAAGTTCAACTGCTTCACTCAGTGCGATTGCTTCTTCAGTAGTTCTATTGAGTGCCTCTTCGAGTTCCTCAACTTGGTCTGCCAAATCGTCAACTAAGTCGACCTTGGTTTCTGGCACGTCGATATAAGACTCAACGAATAATCCTTTCAGATTCTCCATAAAGTTCTCAGCGATCTCGGCGCGCAGTCCATTTTGAACAGCAACTTCGTTCTCTGCCATCCAGTTCTCAACTACATAGTTTAGGTAGGAATCTACTTTCTCAACTAGCTCTTCAGAATGTGATTCACATTCTTCCGAAAGTTTAGTTTCATAAGCATCTTCAATTCGCTCAACTTCTTCAGCGAGTTTTGCATTCAATGCCGCTTCAAAAATGACAGCAGTCTTAATTTTGAACTCTTCGGAAAGAGTTGCTTCAGACTCGACCAGCGCAGTCAATTCTTCAGAGTAGTCAGCAGATTCTTCTGCAAAAACTTCTTCATCAGAAAAGTCAACGTCTTCGCCCATAACAGAACTGTAAGAAGCAGCAAGGTCTTGCTTCTTCATACCGCTCAATTTGCTATACATGGCGTTGATCATTGCACCTTTGGTTTTTGGCATTGGATCACTGTTCTTCTTGTCACCCTTGCGTGCTGGTGCTTGGGAAGTACCATCTGCTGCTTTGTCTACTGACGCAACAGACTGATCTTCAGTGTTCTTATCGGTTTCTTCTACAACTTCGTCATGAAGTTCTATATTGCTTTCTTCATCCATAATGGACTCCTTTTATAAGGTTTCTTTTAGGGAGGAGAGGAAATTTTTGAACTCACGAGTCTGTTCAGCATACGAATATGCCCTTACAGTAGGAGTAACGATTTCAGTCTCTTGTTCTTCACATATTTCTTGAGCCACTAAGATTCCTTTGTTCCAGTACCAGTCAACACCTTCCATAATTCCATTAACGAAAGCGTTTGGTGCTGATGGATCTTGTACAATATCAATTGTACTTAAAACAAAGTCTTCTCCAACATACGAGGCACCGCCACGTTGCTCAAGACTACCCATTCCACGAGTTGAGACACCAAGGTTGACACCACCTGCAAGCAAACCTTTTACAATTTTACCCATCGGAGTATCTAATATTGATGCCTTTCCGACCACATCATTGCCTTCAAAATGAAGGTCAGTGATGAGATGCGAAACTTTGTCGAGGTTGACTGTTGGACCTTCAGGATGGTTCAACTCGCCAACTGCTCGGTTCTTTGAAACTTGCTCTTCGACATACTTGTCCACAGCAGACTTCATAATTTTCTTCGGGTAGATTCTACCGTTCCGATTCTTTTGCTCTGCTTGTGCAAATACACCTTCAATGAAGTAAGACTTTTCGCCTTTCTCGTTTTTCTCGACGATGCAGTTGACATTCTGTTCATTGAATTCAGCGATCAGTTTCATTAAAATAATTCCTTGATTGCAGTCTCTATTGCTTTTACAGCGTCCTTATTAGAACGGAAGGTGTCGAGATGATCACCGTCAATATACGCATCAAAACCTTTCTTGGTCTTATATACAGCACAAACAACTCTGTTGTGTTTCTTGCTGTAGACTAGATCGCCTATCGGTGTTTTATTTCGCAACTCTGTAAAGTATCTCATATTGTTTATTTATACTATCTCTAATCTTCGTCTTCATCAAGGATGTCTTCGATATCCATCTCTATCTCTTCATCAGATTCTTCTTCAACGTCATATTCGAGTTCGTGTTCAACTTCCTCAACGTCGGATTCATCTTCAACTTCGGATTCATCTTCAACGTCGGACTCAAATTCTTCTTCCTCAGTTTCTTCCTCAGTTTCTTCATCATCGGAACCGTCTCTATTATAAACAGCGTCAGCAATGCGAATTTTCTCTTGTTCAAGAGCATCTTCGATCTTACCCGACATGAGATCGGCGAATATCTTGCCCGAGTCTAGTGGTTTATTGCCTTTGATGGCATCTAGCATATTTTCTATGCTTGGTGTAATCACTTCATAATCTACAGTTTCTTCACTCATTATAATCTCCAATAATTTACATGTTTATGATACTCTTCCGAGTATCAGTTTTGCTCTTTTTCATCTGCGTCTGGATCAACATCACCAGATTCTATTTCTGCCTTGATAGTGGTGGCCATCTCTTCCGCTTCTTCTTTGGTGAAGCGGAAAATATTCGTCATTACCCACTCTTTACTCAGGTACTCTCCAACATACTGTGATGCTTGATCGACCAGTTGGAGTCTTTGAGTCATTACTTCAGCGTCTTTCAACTCTGTGTAATGATTATCTTTATAGAACTCGACTCGGATACGGTTGTGAAAGAGTTCTTGCCAATCTGCATCAGTGATGACCCCCTTCAACACTAACTGTTGGCGCAAAATATGATAGAACAACTTGCTGAACCTTGCGCGAAGTCGAGTAATAAACTTCTGGAATTTTATTTCCTCACGGTTTATCTCAGTCGCACGACCCAAGGAGTATGCCTGTTCTTGCTCAAGGCGAGAAACAGGCACGTTCAATGCTTGGTATACTTTGCGTTGGAAATATTTAACATCATCAATTTCGCCAAGGTTTGTACCGCCTGGAAGTGTAGTCACTTCAGTACCGCGGCCTCCTTCACGTCGAGGTAACCAGAAGTCGTCCAGCATAGACATGTGCTTGCGAGAATCTTTCAGTTCGCCTGTCGTTTGATCATACACAAGTTTGTTTCTGTAGCGTGTCATTAGGTTGTTGACATATGCCTCAGACTTACCACGTGGCAAGTTACCAGTATCTACATAGAAAATTCTACGCTCAGGTGCCCTTGCTAATCTGTAGATAATGAGGGAGTCTTCCATCATGCGCAGTTGGTTCATTGGGCGCATTGCTTTGTGTAAGTGGGAGACGACCATTGTCCTCGATTCATCTAACAAACCGGAGGTAACATAACTAACAGAATCGTTACTCAGTCTGACAGAAGTATTCTTCGCATCTATTGTGTGAGATGCTGCGTTCGATTTATCGCCGACAGGTTTCTCATTATAGATATAGAACTCTTCTATCTTGTCTACAACAGATACGCCTGTTGCTGCGTCAACTTTCTTCTTGACGTTCTTGACCTTACGGACTTTGGTGGAGTCGATATAACGAACTTCCTGGATACCATTTTTGAGTTGAGATTTGTCAACAATTAGGTGGTGGTATAACCTACCATCAACATACCAGGAGCGAAAAATGTCGTGTGCTCTTTCGTTGAATGTTAACATGTTCAGTACATGTTGGAACTCTGCGTGTACTTTCTTTTTAATGTTTGCTGAGATTTCAACATTATCGAGGTTTACTTCAACCACGTTTTCGTCATCTGGAATAACAATTGCTTCATTGACGATTTCTTCTATAGCCATGTCCACTTCAGGGTGGGTTGAATTGGCGCGATATTTTCGGATAAGATCTGCTTGATCTTTAAATTTTAGGTCGGCATAGATGTCCATGTATGTGCCAGAGACCAGAGGTGACGAGGTTACATAACCAGTACCATCATCGTCTGTTGGTGGCACAACGCTGCCTGAAGGAATTGATTCAACTGCTTCCTTGTCTTTCTTGGAACGATTTATCTCGAATCCAAACAGTTTAATACCGTTGTCTGCCATTTTCTTTCCTTGTTCGTAATTGCATTATATAGTGATGAAAAGCAGGAGGAGTTTCCTCCCCCTGCTTATACTTAGGACGACTCGCCAACCTTAGTTGGTGTTGTCGTTTGTCCAGTAATCATACTCAATAGTAACGGTGAACTGCTCGATCTCGCCTGCTTGTGAATAATCAAGGTCGATCGCAGATACGTTAGTTGGGAAACAGTTCTTCAAGAAGTAAGTCTTGACTCCTTCACCAAGTTGATTCAGTTGTATGACTTCCATATTGGTAGCATATGTTCCGACACCGTTATTGTTTGCTCTCTCGGCGGAGTTTCCAGCATGAGTATTCATGCCATCCATCCATGCTTCAAAAGCATCACGGACTTCAAACGTTGTGTCGTTATATACAGTCAACTGCCAAGGTTCAAACGTGCGGTCTCCCGCAAGTTTAATGATACGACCACGGAATGGGACTTCCACAGCTGCAATGGTCGATCCAGGCAGTGATGCCGCACGACACATAAAGTTAGTCATTTCTTTCTGTCCACCAGTATATCCTGGATAATTGACATTAACTTCAAACATGTTGGCCCGAGCACCGCCACCTTTCATCTTGCCTTTAAAATCGTCTACTTGTAAAAATGCCATCTTTGTTTCTCCTTAGATGTCTTTTAAGAAAGCGTACCAACAACTTCTTCGAACGCCGACCCGTCGCGGGTAGCAACGAAGTTGAGAGTAATGAAGTTGATTGAGTAAGCAGGTTTAATGAACATAGAAGCGACCATTTCATTTCGTGCAATGACTTCTGATGTATTGTTTCTATTATCACACTGAACGAAGAAATCGCTGATACCTCTTCGTGATTGTATTTCACGCAGAAGAGGTTCTACGATCGCAACAAACTCAGAGCGGGTGAAATCATCATTGAACTCGAACATAAAGTTGCGAGCAGCGATTGCGATAGATTTCTCAATAGCAAGGAACAGACGACGAACGTTAATGCGGTCAAACGCACTTGGTCGTGATTGCTTGGTCTTGTCGCCGAACAACAAGACGCCCCTTCCACTGAACTGTACTATTGGGTTGATCCCAACTTTATACAGAGTGTCACGGTCGCTCTTATTAGGAGTGTACGCCAAATCACTGATGCCAAGGTATTCTCCACGCTGTTCACCAGCAGGCGAGTACCATGGACCATAATTGGCATCAGTAGCAGCAAACAAACCAGCAGTGCTTGAGGCAGCAGGGATGTAGATATAATTATCATTATATTCGTCCCGAACGCGCAGATAGTTGTTATCAACAAACAAGTAGTTGGACGCACTGAAACCGTTACATGTTAAAATGCTGGTGCCCACAGGGTTTGCATTGTTAACAACAGACGTTCGGTCTGGCGAAGTAACAATGACGCAATCCTTACGAATCCCCTCAGCAATGGCCACGAGGTCATTGACTACTGTAATTTGAGACGCGGAAGTCGTCATACCTGGAGCGACCAAAATCTGAACATCAACTGCTTCAGGGTCTTCGAAGTTATCAAATGCAAGGGCAAAATCACCAGTAGTCAGTGCTTGGTGGTCTGCTCCGCCCGTTAACGGATTTGTCACCTTACCGGCGGCCGTAAAGTCGAGTACTGCGACGTCCGTGGCGAAGTCTGATACGCCGGCATTGACAGCTGCTTCTGGTGTCTTTCCCCAGTTAGCTCCTAAGACGCAAGGGGATGCGGTGATGGCAGCTGCGTCGATGACGCCAGCTGTTTTCGTCCAGTCGCCGAAACGAATATAAGATGAACCATTATTGATAGCATCACCTATGTAGTTGTTACCGTTGTCCACAGTCTTTGCACCGTAGGCAACAGAAACATATGGGTAGATTTCAAGTACAGTATTCTTTGTGCCGCTGATCTTGCCACCGTGATCGATAACAACAACATGAACCTCATCATGTACTGTCGAAGTAGATTGCTGTCTTGCCCAAGTAGAAGTTCCTGGGATACCATCAAAACGATTAGCATACGGCCACGAGACCCAGTTATCGAGCGTGGCAGAAGCGGAATCATTTGATCCACTCTCAATAGCAAAAATAGAAACTGACAAAGAGTTTCCTAATGATCCAGGATATTTTCCAACAAACGTTTCGGTTGTCGATATACCTTCCCAAGATTTATCGTTCTCTACCAGAAGGACTCCTCCAGACAAGGTGGAGTTCAGTGCGCTATCTGTAGCATCAGGTTCGCCGGTCTGAGTTATTTGTCGGTTGATTATAAGGTTGGATGAGTATTGAAGGTACTTATCAGCAGAGTAAAAATCAACAGCATTAGTGGGAGACGGAGTTCCGAATACCTCTACGAGTTGTTGTTTATTCTGAATAGAAGTAGGTTCGTTTACTGGACCCCATTGAAATTGACCCACCATTCCTGTTAAAGAAGTTTCTACATTTGGCGCAACACCAGTGAGATCTATTTCTTTAACATCGATTGCGGGGGACATGGAAGTTGTTAGTGCCATTTTTTATTCCTCGTTTCGATCGAAAATTATATGTATCATTATAAGGATGACACCCGCCATCGAGCGTTCAATGCTCTTATTTATAACTATCACGATCTACGAAAGGATCTCCTCATCTCCGTGCAACATGCTCCATGGATCCATTCTCTGTTCGTAAGTAATCTCTTCCACGCCAGTGTTGTCCTGGAAACCAAATGGTGGTACATCTTCTTCAATCTCTCTCATCCTTTGGTCAAACATCATCTTCTTAATATCTATGTCAGTCAACTCTTGAAAGAACGTTGTCGATGTTAGGTATCCAAACATAACAAAGTTCATAACAAGATCATCATGGTTACCAGAGGACGCTTCATATGAAGCACCCTTAACCTCAAATGTAGAGATCTCTAGTATGGTATTTTCATCTACAACTTCAAGTTTATTTGTCTCTAATAGGTCTTTAAATCCAGAACAACCTATTCTCTTTATTCTTCGTGTCATCTCTACACCAATACCACTGGACTTGGTCATTGACTCCATGTGTACGTTTTCATATTCCATCTCATGGTAGATACCATTACAAACAATTGCACCAGCATCGTTTGATTCTATAATAACGTATGCCTCATTGTAGGAATTTGCCCATTTATAAATAATATCTGGAAAGAGCAACGGAGATATAAGATTGTTGCGATAGACAGCGACCTGCTTGAATGGTCTGCTAGTAATATCGATCACGTTAAACGTAGAGAAATCCTGCCCCCTGCCTTTTGCAACATCAACACACATGACGTATTGCGAACCCTTGCGGGTTTCATCATATACAAGTAGATCGCCACCCTCAAGGATCTTCTTGGGACGAGAAGTCTTCAAGTTTAGAAGGGTTTCAGGGTTAATGAGGGTATCTCCAGTTCCAAAGAATGTGTTTCCGAATTCTTGGTCGAACTGTATTTGTGAAGTGTTTGCGATTGTTTCTGCCTTCCACTTCTCGTCCCTTCCAGGAACATCCCACCAGTCAACACGAAATGGTTTGAATTCATTCACGCCTTGTACAGCACCTTCCCATATCTTATGGAAAGGATTACCGATGCCATTAGCAGTGGAAGTCACGATGACCTTTGTATTCTTACCAGAAGATACAACAGGGTATGTTGACGTATAGAACTCAGCTGCTTTCTCGACAAAGGCAAACTCATCCATAAACAGCAGGTTGACCGACTGACCACGAATAGAAGATCCCGAAGTGGCAGCTGCGAATATCTTTGAGTTGTTGCTGAATTCAATGGTGCCTTTGTTCAGACTCTTACATCCAGGTTGTAGAAAGAACGGGAGGTTCTCCAACATAAGGGTAACACGAGAGAGCATTTCTCTCGCAGTAGCACCTTTGTTTGCTACAATAGCGATATTCTTCTCGGGGTGAAATAGAGCATACCATAGAATGTATCCAACAGAGGATATAGACTTACCCGACTGGCGACATGCAAGGATTACGGAGAATCTGTTATTGTTGAAATGATTGAACATTTCTTCTTGATATGGATATAGTTCAAATGGAACCAGACCATCGTTCAAGTTGATCACTTTAAGATATGCTCGAGCAAAGTATGATGGGTCAGACATGCACTTGGCATATTCCCCCACCTTCTCTTTTGTCCAATCTTCTTCTATGCCGTCCCGTTTGATATGTGGGTTAGCGAGATAATTTGTATCTGACTTATTCTTGGTCGTGTCGACTATCTGTGGAATCTTCAATTGTGTCATAATCTGTCGGAATCACATCCTTTTCGCCATTTATATCCTTCAACATACGTTGGAGGTCTGTGGTAGAACCAATGAACACGTTAGTGTCGCCAGAAGATGTTGGTGTGGATGCTCTGTCTACCTTCTCTATATTTTTCTTTTGTTGGTGGAGGTGTAGTAGTTGTCCAGAAACATCAGCAGTATCCTTCATCAGTTTTGCTAGCACTTCATATGCGCGGGGATGCTCAGATGCTTTCGCAACCTCGAGCATTTCCTCTACGCCATCACGACCTTTACAGATCATATCATACAGAGTCTCTCGAGCAAATTCATAATCATTATCTTTGTCTTCTTTATCATCACTCATAACAATCAGATTCCTTTAGCATACAGAGAGTATATAGGGGTTCTCACTGGAATGGGTGTGGGACAAATTCGTCGGTGGCGAGTACGTCAGAAACGATAGTGTGGTCAGAATCACGCGAAACAGGGTTGGGGTTTGTTTCGACCCTCACTGTCTCGGCATAATCAGAATCATTGCCAACTGGACCGTCCATGGCATATAAATCCATATCGATTCGGTTAATGATCGCAGAGTCGTTTGCCTTTGGACCATAGAAGTTTATCTTCATATCAAACTGTAATGTATATACGATGGTTCTCCTTGCCTCAACAACGCCTTCAAAGTCGTCTGTGAATGCGACAGACTGTAAAATGACAGGAACATCTTCAACTATGTCAATGTCAGAGACAGGTTTAACAGAAAGAGTATATTGTGGAGCAAAGTATGGTAGTATCTGCTCGACAACTTGTAGTGCGTCATCATGTTGCTTGGCATACACGCTCAACTCAAAAGAAATAATGTATGGAGTTGGGGTGTGAAACTTTTGTCTAGTTCCTGGTGTCATTCCAGGTCTGGAAACACTATTCATCTTCGGTAACTGACGCTGTGCATCATATTGCATGTTCACTATCTCAAATGACATACGTGGTAGTTTGATAGCAAGTTGCCTTTCGTTATCTTCCCCGTTGTTCATCTCAGCAATCCGCTCGAGAAACTTACGTTGGGGAGCATAAGCCAAAGGCACTTTCATCTGATCGTATGTTGTGCTTCCGTGTTTACGAATAATGTATATGTTGTCAAACATTGCGCCAAATACAGCAACAGACTTTCGTACACGCTCATTATAAAAGTGCTTGCCGAACATTATACGATTCCTCCGAAGGGATTAGTCTCGCTGAAGTCGAGGAATTCAAACGCAGATACGCTGAATGAGTCAACGTTACCACTCGCGCCTCCAGGACTTGCTGGTTGTATCTCCTGCAACTCTTCAACCAGAGTTGGGGTGGCACTAGCACCCGACTCTGTGCCAACGACGGCAATAGAGTTTGTGAATTCTCTGTAGTCTCCCTTGTTGTTGCCAACGTGGGCGAGGCGAAGTATGTTATCAGAGGGTTGCCAGTTCACAACCTCACCAGTTATTATGTGAGTGCTGTGGGTTTGTGTGACAGTCTCGCCTTTAATATATGCAACAGAAGGAGGGTTCATTGTCAACTGCCACTGGTACGCTGTGAAATCTTCTATGTCGTCGATCTCTGGTACGCCTGTCTCAAAATCAGAATTAGTAAATTCAAACAACTCGCAACGCATCTTGAATACAGGTAATTTTCCGAGTTGGTAGAATGGGTTTTCATCTTCAACTTTCATTATCTCGAAAGTCGAACCACTCAAAGGAACATGAATCAAATCACCTTCTCTTGGACGATAGTATTTCTCTTCTGGAGTTTCTTGATACTTTCGTATCTCGTTGTTCCATCTTCGACGAGACATCAATAGGGTTGCTGCGTCTCGAATCTCCACACCAAACTTCGAAAACAGATCTCCGTCTCCGTCAAACCCCTCAAGGTTTTCGAGGTATACCTCAATGCTATATGCATTGGCAAAGCGTGATAGGATTTCATCATTGAATACCATATCACGGGACACTACTTCTCGTGGAAGATAGTAGATGTCGGTGCCATAAAACTTGAGAGACTCTACAATGAGGTCTTCATACAGGTTCTGTTCTGACCGAACGTTGTGCCTAAAATGTCTAGAAGTTGCCATTATTTAACCTACAAAAAACTCGGGTGGGAGTTCTTGTTCCAGTCGCATGCGCTCGCGCAGTTCAGTTATCTCACCCTTTGCTTCTTCAAGAATCTGTCTGCCAGAGATAGTGATACCTCCTGGAAGTTGCATACCCTCAAACTTGCTCATGTTCTGACCCCACTGCTCTTTGATCAAGGAAGTTGTGTAGTCCTTCATAAACATATCATTCCATATAGAACCGTTCACTGCTGGGTCTACAATCTGGTAAACTTCTAATGCGATATGTCCGCCTTCTTTTATCTGTCCGTCGGAAATATCACTGTGGAGGTAGACACGGTTGGACCGCCGAGAGAAATTTATCAGAGGGAGTCCATTTATTTTCATATCAATGAGAGACATAAACTGCTGAACTTGTTCTAGGTATGCCATACCTCCACCCAGTCCACCAGCACCTGTCATATTTTGCATGTCGCTCATCGCAAACTGGTACTGGAATGAAAAGAAGTTCGAACTCTGTACCATGGAGGTGTTAACAGGAAACATTTTGGTTACATACAAGATGCTGCTTGGTATGGTGATATACTTATTCGTTATATCAGCAGAGGTCATCACGTGCTCATAGTATAGACGAATAGTGGCATCATCGTGAAACTCTTGATACACCTGCAATGCATCATCGACTTTATCTTCTATTTGATCTTCGTCGACGTTAATTTCGATAACAGGTTCTCCCAATCTCCTAAGAGAATAATCGATAAGACCTTGTCTCGTTGCTATAACTGCCATTCTTCTCGTCCTTCAGTGTTTAGTTCTATTTATACATCCAGAAAGCACGCAGTTATATATTTTGTCTAATGTCTCGTTCTACAGTTGCCTCATGTGCGGTGTAATTCAGTTGTTCATAGTCAGCACTAAGAGTGCAATTCCTTGGGGTGACAAAGTTGTAGTCATATTTATCCAGTATTGCGCGCATGATCGGTGCATCCATTGCATTGGTTTCTAACCAGTCATTTCTACCTTTCATAACCTCGTGAAATATTCTCCTGTCATTATATAATGATGCAGAAAGGACGTTGTTGTTACTGGATATAGTGCGCGTGTATAATTTGGGTGTAGAGAGTATCATCAAAATATCTTCGATTTCCTCGTATGACAAACCTCTGTACATTTCTATACATGTATCGACAGTTCCTTCAAAATCGTAGTCGACAGAGTTAGTGTATGCGGAACCATACATATCACCTTTATCATAAATGTCAGATTTAATCTTATCTATCATTGAAGACGTATCACTACTATAGTATTTTAAAAATAATACGAGCACGTGCGGTATCAAATCTCTAACAAACATTTCATTACCATTAACCCCATACATAAAAATATCAGGTTTAATTTTTTGCATGTTAAGATGTCTGAATGTAGGGATTATCGACGTCCAGCGACAGGAAGAATCTATCAGATGGGTTAAGCAATCTTTACGGTTCCGTCTTGATTTGTATGTGTATCTGTTTGTGTTAGGAAAGTTGTTTTGTGCAAGTTTGATCAAATCATAATGTTGCTCTGAATCTGCTGTGTCTACAGTATAGAGAAGTTGGAGGTCTTCAGGGAAGAAAACTGATTGCAAGGCAGAGTCTATTCCTTCACTGAGAGAACAGTATCGTAACGGATACTTTTCTTTGATTACTTCTGAGTGGTGCTGCATACATTGGTGTATGTATTCGGTGAGTTCATCAAGGTCTTGCCAGACTTCTTGAGCATGAGAATCTTTGGCATCTTGTATGTAATTATATTGGGGGTTGAATATTGAGATGTGATCATAGTAGGTTGTGCGGGCAGCATCAGAATACTCACGACCATAATCATCCGATTCAACCCATATCCTAGTGTGGTCTATGTCTTCGATCGTCATATAAGGGATGTGGTTGCTTATTTCTGTCCCGTATTTGGTGGATACAAATAGTTTATGGTTCTGAAAATAGTCTACTGATATCTCATAATTATCCTTTGTCAGTTTAACTGCAAAGAAGTTTCCGTTCGCTTCTTTAAAACTAAATTCCTTACAAACTTCTTGTATGTCTCCTTCAATCAGGTAACCGCAATATAGAACAATACAGTCTTCGCCTTCCCAAATTTCAACGTCGGGTTCGCGTATAAAAAACCACCCACCATAATTCTCAGGTTGCAGTTTAGTGAATTTGGATCTATCATTACATATAAAAAATTTCATATCAAAAGTTATATATTGCCTTCTTTGCGCGATCTAAGAGCACACCCCTCCTAAAATCCTCTTTGTAAAAGTCCCATCGCATTAATGGCACGCCTGATGGACTACTGAGACCACTTTCTTCATAGGTGCTTCATTGATACGATCAATCAACTTTATGACCTTCTTGTCTGTTTTCTTTATGAACCCATATCCATGGTTATGTCCGAGGGTTTCAAAGAAATAATTTCCAGCTGCGTAAATTGCAATGTCTCTTAGTTTAATTTTCTGCTTATAATCAAACCCACAAAGTCGTACTGCGTCCCAGTCTGCAATGACACTAGTCTTGACACTAGTCTCGACTAAATCGTTCGGTTTGTATTTGAAAAGAACCATAAAGAATATTTGGTCATATGCGGTTCCGACGAAGTATTTATCGCATTCCCAGTGGGACAAACTTGAATTCCGTGACATAAACTCCTTGCCGAAATTATCCCACTTTTTGCCGCGAAAATCTATCAAGGGGTTTTTATGATGGTGCTGAGAAAGTAAGTCGACTGAGATCGACAACATCGTTTGGTGTGATCGTAAGAGTAAATAACTCAATGTCGCCACCGCCAGATATTGCGCTACATGTACCTCCAAATATCTCTATTCCGCCGCCAGAGAATACTTTGAATGTGTCGATCACCCCGCCAAGTGTAAACGCATCGGGGGAAATGGGGTTATTTACAGCGGTTCCTCCTACTGCTGGTTGAAACGCGATGTCAGAAAAATTTAATTTTGCAACCAAAGAATTTCCTGAGGTAAAGAATCGGACAGAACCGGTGCCTCCATCATTAATCCTCCCACAGACATAGTCCGCAATACCGTTTCGCGCTGTTTCTGATAATGTTACCGCCATTCTATTTCTCCTTAATCAAATTTGCTAACACTTCGGGAAACAACAAGGTTGCCTTCAAGTATTCTTTCTACAATGGTTGCTCCACTAGAGGGGTGGACGTATTCTACTTCCAGATCATACACATAACGCCTGCGCGTCATTGCATCTGTTTGTATATTGGTTAACATGAACTCTAAGACACCACCTGTTGCTGGCGCGACAAGACTCGTTGTGAACGCTAACATCTCGCTATTGTCTGCATCATAACTTCTATTGACATTACCACGGACTGTATATCCAGTTATGTCTCTTGGGGTTCCGTCTGCCAGTAGCATCTTAATTTGCCACTTGGTATCAGACCCTTGGTCTATTTCTAAATCTTCGTACTGTGCCATCTTTGTTCAGTCCTGGGTTTCTTTTCTCTATTTAGTCTCTATCCAAACTACTTGTTCAGGATTTTATTTTTATCGATCTTGTTTCTTTCTCTTTAATCTCAACTTTTTGTAGTTGTTTATCAGATACTACTATTCTTCGAGTGTCTTTCTTCTTGACAGTAATTTGTCTCATACACTAGGCACCTATTATGTTTATCGTTCCTCCTACAGTACCAGAGGCAGTGGAGGGAGTGTTCTCGTTGAATGGTTTGTTAACCTTATTTAGTATTCAGATATTTCCTCGGTCAGCATCTGTGCCATAGATTCACCTCTTTCGTCGGCGTTGAATACAAACGCTATCGTGAAGCGCAGGCAATTTGTTCTAGCACAATGGTACAATAATTTGTCAGTTTCATCATATGTTCCATAATATCCAAACTTGCATTGCCAACCCTTCTTGTCTGGGATAACTACGTGTTCTTGGGTCATTGGGTCTATGTGTTCCCATTGTCCATCACCCTCTGAAGACCATGTAAACAGAACATTATACCCCGCAGCGTTGGCATTATTGTGCCATGAAATAAAACCTCCTGGGGGATACACAGCACACAATGCTCGGTTACGTGCGCCAGACCAAGAAGCAATTTCTTGGGCCGCTTTATCAAATCTAGAGATAATGGAGGTTTTTTCTTCATTGTCATTGTAGTCAAACGAATTGAATTCTGGACATGTACCTTTCAGAATTGCTGGATATCCACCATGTGTGCGCCCTCTTTTTTTTATTCGATTTAAATAGTCAACACTGCACCAATCATCAACAATGTCGTCCGTTAGACAGACTTTATCAAAGTCTATAGATTCAACCAGAGGGATAAATGTATCCAGTATGGTTTTTAAATCAGCATTCAGTATAGGCACGTCGATCATATAGTATCAATCTCAATCTTACTAAGCGATTTTGCTGCGCGTGCAGATAAATGCAACAGGACAGTGTCATCTTTTAAAGGGAAGTCTACCCTGTTAAGGGTGGACCAATGGTTCCACTTTAGTGTGTCTTTAAACGTTTCTATAATAAGAGATGAATACTTGGGTTCTTTATTAACCAACCACCAAAGAGTGAATTGGTCCCATATGGCCAAGTCTTCTGGATACAGTTTATAATCGGGTTGTCCGTATTCATTCTTTGGCCACCAATTGCCTGCACGCTGGTCGACATACAAATCATACCAGTCTTGCATGAACTCCATAACAAGTTTGTTCTTGCGATACAGGCAGACTGCCCCAGCAAGTGCGAACTGTCCACCTGGGAACTTGCCGCCCATGAATACGTGGTAGTGGGATTCTTCTAGTGCACAGAACATCAAGTCAGATTCGCCTTGTTCATCAAACACCTTGGCGATGTCCTCATGCAGTATTTCCATATCAGCATCCATGTAGAAAGTTTGATCCCATGGGGTGTTAGCCATGCCCCAGAGTTTAGAGCGATAGTGGTCTTCGCAGATAATAACTTTATCTGCTTGGTCTGCTTTGTGATCGAGAAATCTTTGTTCTGTGACGAGGCAGATCTTTGCTTCTGGGTAGAAGTCTTTTATTCCGTCAAGGAGGTTGCATGCCCAATGATAATAAATTTCATCTGAGGATGCAACTATAAGATAACCTTTAGTCTTTTTGCTCGGTATCATAAGTTACGAATCCAATTCCATTTTTTTCCATAATGATCAGTTGTGCATACATATTCAGTTCGACTATATTCTTCGATCGACGCAACTTGCTTTTAAGGACTTTATTTTTTGTAGAAGAAATATCTTCTAGGGCAAGCATCTTGATCTTGGAGTCAAAGAGTCTTTCCAGTTCCCTCGCATTTTTTTCTGACTCTTCACGAATAGAATGTTCTTCCTTCTCCTTCTCCTTGCGAATCTTTCTTTCTTCAGTATTCTGGTCAATTTTATCAATACCAACACTGTTGATAAGTTCTAAAAAGTCTAAATTCTCGTCGCCTTCCTCGTTAAGTTTTCGAACAGTAAGGACTTGAGTAATTTCCCGATTCGATTCGTCTTGTAATATAAGGATTGCTTCCGCCATATCCTTTTCAGGGTTGTGCCAGAATGCATTGTCTTCCCATCTTCTTGATTTTACTGTCATAATATTCTCCGGTTTTCAATTGTACACTTATATATGCGAATCACTAAAGAGCAATTAGAGATTGTTGGGTTTTATGTCTCAGATACCTTGACGTACAGCGTGTAAGTCTCTAAAGTCCTCATCGCTGCGACAATGGTTTCTCCGGTATACTGGATATTCGATGTCGTATTATACTGTACCACTCTCTGAGATTGATATGTTCCTGTATATGGCGAAGCAGGTGCTTCGTATCTCTCCGAGCGGAATCCATTAAAGTCGGCAGCTCTGGTTCCATTATAAGAACCAGGTTTTGTTCGAAATCCACTATAGTTTCCCTGATAAGTTCTAAAACCATCGAAAGATCTATTGCGTTGTCTGGAACCGCCGTATTGTTCAGTATTAGTAAAGTTCTCGGAATTCGCCGGACTCGAGAATGCCCCTTGAGCATAGTTGAAAAATCTTGTGCCGGCGAAAGAGGTAATGCCATCAGTGTAGGGGGTGTTGACCTGCCTGTAGACTGTTTCATAGGACACGGTATTTACATTAGTTTGCCGAAATCCATTATAAAATGCCCAGACACTTCTGTAGTTTGGTCCAGGGAAATTTGTGAGGCGCGCTCCTGTGTATGGGTGATTGGGATCGATAAATTTTTCTGATTGAGGGGGGGAATTGAAATTCTTCCACTGACCTAGAAATGGTTCGATATTCGATAAAAACTTATGATAGTTGCTGAGATATCCAATAAAGAAACCCGTCCGCCAGGGACCACCGTCAAAAATCCGAACATCCCCCCGTATCGCTGGATTATTATCGCCTCGCTGGGGGTTCATAATCTGCTTCCCGATGCCTCTGAAACTGCCTCTGAAATATCCTGGTCCCACATAATAGCGGCGTCCCTGATAATAGCGGCGACCAAGATATGGCCTACTTCCAGTGTAGTATTTGATTCCGGCGAACGAGCCTTGGACGTTTCTTTGGTACTGTCTGTATTGCTGGGAACTGACATATGTACGGATGAAACTGCTGTCGGAAAAGGTGCCAGCGTCAGGACGCTGGGTGGTCGTGGTGATGTACTGGATGAACCCAGTGGCCACCTGTCCAATGTAGGACCGCTTTGGTCCAGGGAAATTTGCAGAGCGCGATCCCTGATACCTCCTCTGTCCATTGTAGTATCCCGTTCCAACATATTGATGTGAAAAGTTTCTCTGTCCAGTATACGACCCCGAAAAGTTTCTGGATCCAGCATAAGACCCCGCCCAATCTCGCGTACCTTCGAAGCTGTCACGCTCGTATCCTTGAAACGTACCAGGAACGTCCACGAAGCGGACACCCGCATAGTATCCCTCATATGGGGTGTTGTAGGTTACAGGGTTTTGGGGACCATTGTAGGTGGCACTAGTATATTGTATATCTGTGGTCTGCCTGATCCTGTCTTTCATACTACCGCGTGTCTGCCATGTTCCAGTCTCGCCATTGCCCGCAGGGGTTTGCGTAGAAGGCAGAAGCAGCATATCACCTAACGTGGTACTCAATCTAGCTAGGTTGGTGCATGAGGCGTTGAAGAAAGAAAATGCATAATCGTCCATTTCCTCTAAATCAAATGTATCTTTCAAAATCAGGGGTCTTGATCTTTTTAGTAACTCTGGCACGTCATCTGGGTTGTAAAGTTTTCCAGCAGG